TGGTTGGAAAGTCAAGCAAAACAAGCTGCGCTGGGCCAATTCACATACCAATGTAATTCGTCACGTTTTAGCTAAAGCTAATCGTGAAAAGACTAAGGTAATCTACGTAGCCGGCAATCACGACGAGTTTCTTCGTCCACTAATCTCATATGGCTTACAATTTGGCAGAATCGAGGTAGTAAATCAGTGTGAGTATGTGGACCTTAACAACCAGCGTTGGTTAGTTACCCACGGCGATATGTTTGATGGTATTACCCGTTTAGCACCTTGGCTAGCTTGGTTAGGCGACAGTGCCTATGATTTTGTCTTAGGACTAAACACCCATTTTAACCAGTGGCGTCACAGACTAGGCTTTGGCTACTGGAGTTTATCACAGTGGTTGAAATTAAAGGTAAAACGTGCCACCAACTTTATATTTCAGTTCGAAGAAACTATTACTAAATATGCCCACAAACGTAACTTTGACGGTGTAATCTGTGGTCATATTCACAAAGCTGAGATTAAGCTGGTTCAGGGCGTAGGTTACATGAATAGTGGCGATTGGGTTGAGTCATGTACTGCATTAGCAGAAACCATGGACGGTGAATGGCAGATTATTACTTGGAGACCCAAAGGTGTTGAAAACAATACTAGTAGTAACGGATAATGTCCCCCAACAAGTTAACGGCGTGGTTACAACGTTCAACAACTTGGAACGCGAAGCAAGTCGCCACGGCTATAGTTTTATATACTGTGATCCCCGGCAGTTCCCTAATTGTGGTGCTCCTGGTTATGGCGATATTAGGTTATCGTGGCCTTGCAAAATTGGCAAGGTGTTGGAAGCGGTAAACCCTGATTATGTTCATATTGCTACTGAAGGCCCACTAGGGTTAGCAGCACGCTGCTGGATGGACCGACACGGTTGGCGGTACAACACCAGTTACCACACCAAGATTCCAGAAGCACTCAAACGCTATTATAGTATTCCAGAATCGTGGACCTACAGGTACTTGCGCTGGTTTCACAAGCATAGTGGTAAGGTTTTAGCTACCACAGTCAGCATGGTTGATGAACTTAAACAACGTGGTTTTTGCGGCGATATTGTGCCCTGGACCCGCGGCGTAGATCGCGAACAGTTTTATCCAGCATCAGAACCTCGTCAAACACCCTATCCTACACTACTATGGGTTGGTAGGGTAAGTGTGGAAAAGTCATGTGAAGATTTTTGCCAACTAGACTATTTAGGTGCTAAAAAGATTGTAGTAGGTGATGGGCCGCAACTCAATTACTTGCAGCAAAAGTATCCTCTAGTTGAATTTGTAGGCATGAAAACTGGAGCAAAATTAGCCAACTACTACCAACAAGCAGATTGTTTAGTGTTTACTAGCCGCTGGGATACTTTTGGTATTGTAATGCTAGAGTCTATGGCCTGTGGTACACCAGTGGCAGCCTATCCAGTTTGTGGTCCCAAAGACGTTATTGAGCTAGACAGAACTGGCTATACCAGCCACGATCTTAAGTTGGCAGTAGTTCGTGCACTAGCAATTCCACGTCACGTAGTTTTAGTAGCTAGTTATCGCTGGTCATGGGAAAAGTGCTGGCAGATATTTGAATATAACCTTATCAGGAGACTGTAATGAGTGATGAAAAACTGCAAGAAGCACATGCTAAAGGTCAGCTAATTGAAAAACTTACCTTTGCACTGCTACCACTGTTATTTACCTGCGTAGTCTACTTAATGACTGCACTACAAAACCTACAACACGACGTTACCATCTTAAACGGCAAAATTTCACTAGTGGTGACCAACGACAACAAGCAAGCTACTAATACTGGTGCTGAGTTGGCACGTGAAAAACTGCGTCAAGATTTAGAAAAAGAAATCCAGGCAAATCGTGACTTTATCCACTTAAATCGTGAACGTATTGTTATCCTAGAAGAAAAGACAAGAAAATGAACCTGACCCCAACCAGTGCACCTGCAGAAGTCCTGGAAATATCACCAGAAGCACTGGAAGTTGCCAACTGTTACTTGCAGTGCCAAGATGCTAGAGCCGTAGCAGACAACTTAGCCATGCCAGTAGAGTCAGTTTCAACCATTTTAGCACGCCGCGAAGTCAAAGCATATATCAACCAAGTTTTCTTTGACTTGGGGTTTAACAACCGCTTTAAAATGCGTGCTGCTATGGATGCAGTCTTAAAACGCAAGTTTCGGGAAATGGAAGAGGCTGATGTCGGCTCGAACAAGGACATTGCTGAGCTATTAGCACTATCACACAAAATGTCAATGGAAATGTTGGACCGCGAGATTCAGTTGGAGAAGCTGCGTAGTGAACGCGCCGGACCTAAATCGCAAGTAAACGTGCAAATTAATGAAGGCGGAGACGGAACCAAGTACGGAGCACTTATTTCTAGGCTCTTAGGCGATAAACTATAGGTAATGTATATGGAATTAGATGTAGTAAAACTTATTGGCGAATTAGGATTTCCTATTGCTGCAGCTATTTCCGCAGGATACTTTGTATTTCTTACCCTAAAGTTTATCTTAGCCGGAGTAACTAGCAGTGTTAATGGTCTTTCGCAGATTACTGCTAGCCTAGACCAACGCATTGATACCATGACTGATGAATTGCAGCGTATAGACGCGCAAATTAGCTATGCACTAGGATTAAGTCCGGATTATATTCGCATTGCCAGGTCGGAGCCAAAAGATATAAGGAAAGACTAATGGATGTAATTGAAGTTGTAAATCGTTACGGCTTTCCTATTTTAGCAGCCTTAGGCATGGGTTACCTAGTATACTATGTATGGACTTGGGTTACCCGTGAAATTAAACCAGTGCTCAGTAATGCTAATCAAACACTGGTAAAGCTAATAGACCGAATTCGTGTATTAGACAACGACTTAATCAGACTACATGAAAAGACCAGAGTAGTCTTACAACTACGCGGCAGGTTAATTGAACTAGAACGCGCATTAGAAGATAAAAAGATCAACGAGGATACCCGTGCTTAAAGTTAGCCGAGACGATGTAGACTGCGATGAAATCACAGAGTTTCCTGTAGAAACCAGATTTATTAAACTGCCAATTGAAAACTACTTAAAATTGTTGGGTGCTTGGGACACCATGAATCGTCCACAGATTGCCTTAATCAACGCAATCAATAATCCCAAGTACAGGTTTGTATGCGCTGCACTTGCTAGACGATTGGGCAAAACTTACATCAGTAATATTATTGCACAGCTAGTTTCACTAGTACCTGGTTGCAACGTGTTAATTATTTCGCCTAACTATAACCTCTCCAGTATTTCATTTGAGCTGCAGCGCAGATTTATCCGACACTTTGACCTAGAAGTCGAGCGCGATAACTTAAAAGACAAAGTGGTGGAGTTGTCAAATGGCAGTACTATTCGTATGGGCTCGCTGTCAACTGTAGACTCTACCGTTGGACGCAGTTATCAAATTATTTTATTTGACGAGGCTGCGCTAGGCGATGACGGCGAGTCGGCTTTTAACGTGCAGCTCAGACCCACACTAGATCGACCAAATTCAAAAGCCATATTTATCTCTACACCCCGCGGTCAGCAAAACTGGTTTAGCCGCTTCTATCAACGTGGTTTTGGTAACGAGTATCCTGAATGGTGTAGCCTACAAGCAGACTATACTGAAAATTCTAGAATGGCAGAGTCTGATGTAGCAGAAGCTCGCCGATCGATGTCAAAAGCTGAGTTTGAGCAAGAATACTTAGCCAGCTTTAATGTGTTTGAGGGTCAAATTTATAATTTTGATCGTGAAGCGGGGGTTTTGGAATATGCACATCAAGACGGTTGTGAATACATTGCTGGGTGCGATCCCGGCTATCGCGATGCTACTGCTTTCGTGGTTATTAGTTATAATCCTGCTAGTGACCAGTTTCATATCGTAGATGAATACCTAAAAAGTGAAGCTACTACAGATAAACATGCTGTAGCATTTCGTGAGTATATTGATAAGTGGCAGGTAGAAGTATTATTTATTGATTCGGCAGCAGCGCAATTTGCTGGTGATCTTGCCTATACTTATAACATCTCTACCACCAAAGCTAAAAAGGACGTTTTACCCGGTATTGCCTATGTACAAACACTAGTAGAAACTGGTAGGTTAAAAATTGCTCCGCATTGTACAAACGTCTTAGACGTTATGGACCAATATCGTTGGGACAAGCGTGAAACATTAGCTCGTGAACGTCCAGTACATGATAAGTACTCACATATGGCTGACGCCATTCGTTATGCACTGTATACTTACACTGTCTAGGTCATAAAAATTTTATGTTGACTTCGTCATGCTTTAGGTGTACAATACCAGTATTATAAAAAATTACTAGGCAAAAAATAATGGACCGAACTGAATACTACCTAGAACTTAAACGCGTTTTTGCCAGTGAGTTTAGCTTTTACCTAAAAGCTGCTAATTTTCATTGGAATGTAGAAGGCGAACCTTTTTACCAACTACACCTAATGTTAGAGCGCATCTATAATGAAGTTTTAGAGTCCATTGATACTTATGCTGAGGAATTGCGCGCCCTACAAATTGTTACACCCGCTAGTCTATCACAGTTTTTACAGTTAACCTATATTCAAGATGAAAATGCTCCAGGCGACTGGAAAGGCCTACTGCAAGAACTGCTAATGGATTCAGATATGATGGCACTAAAATTTCAACAGTTATTTATGATTGCAGAAGAATTTGGCGATCACGGACTATCAAACTTTTTAGCAGATCGTCAAGATGCACACAAAAAGCATTCATGGATGCTTCGCAGTTCACTTAAGTAATGGCAAAGAATACAAATAAACGTATACCCGTTAAACACGTTAGAGATAAAGCCAAGTCTGCTTATACAAAGCAGGATCATTGCTATATTTGCAACACCAGCAACGACCTAGAATTACATCACTTGCATAGCGTAACACTCTTACTAGAGCGCTGGGCACAAAAAATGCAGTATGATATTTCAACTGATGAAGGCATCTTGGCGGTTAGAGACGAGTTTATTGATAGCCATCGCGTAGAGTTATATGAGCAAGTTTACACCCTATGTAATCC